GGGCTCTAACTCTGGCTCGGGCTCTAACTCTGGCTCGGGCTCTAACTCTGGCTCGGGCTCTAACTCTGGCTCGGGCTCTAACTCTGGCTCAGGCTCTAGTTGGGTTGTGTATTTTTCTGTTTGCCAACTCTCAAACGGCAGATCTGACCCAGAGGCCTCCCACTCGTTCTTGTCCGCTATCCAATCACTGAGCGGCATGTCAGACCCAGAGGTGTTCCACTCCTCTCGTTTTGCCTGATAGTCCTCGTAGTTCCTGTAAAAATCTTCAAAGGTTCCGGGGGCACCGATCGCGTCCCACTCTCCAAGTCTTTCGTTGTACGTGTTTACCGTATCTTCTTGGAGTTTGTTGTACTCTTCAACCGTTCTTAGGTAATCTTCTTCCGCCTCATTCGCCCTCTGCCTTAAATCCGCGGCCTCATCGGCGGTTTGCAAAAGACCTTCGGCTCCGCCCATGCTTTGCTCATTCAGGGTTATGGCTTTTGCTGCATCGTAACCCTTGGTTGGGATTATGTTCCCATACTTATCTGCAACTACGCCGCTTCCTGTTACCGTGTAATCATCACCGTAAACATAACCACGCGCTTCCATGTCTTTTTTGAACGTGTTTATGCCGTTCCACTCATCCGGACGCACCGTGCTAAGCGGCGAGTACTTCGCTAACTCCCCAGACGATGTGTCCCTTGCGTCTGCGTACTGCTCAACGTCTCGGCCCAATATCGCGGGGTTAAACTGTCTGCTACCCGGAACAAAAACAAACTGACCATTTTTAACCGTTTGAGCCACATTCCAAACCTGACCCACGTCATCGATCATGTAATCAACGCCCTCTTTAAGACCTTTGGCGTTTAGTGTTGCGACGTAGTCGTTTATACTGTCTTGGTCTTGTAGCTTTAGAACATTTTCCTTGTTGCTCTCCGTGATCTGCCTACCAAACGAGTCGTACAGGTTGCCGGTGGCGTCGGCGACATAGTCTATCCCGTACTTCATGCCGTACCCGGTCATCGCGGAGATCATCCCCGCGGTGGCGTCCTGTCCCTTTAACTCTGCGGCCAGTGCGCCCTTGGTTGCGGCGGAGCTGAGACCCGTCAAGAACTTGTTGGTATCCCCGGTTATCCCTGCAATCTCCGCCAAATTTTTTGATATGTACGGGGTTATATACTCACTGGTCAACCCACCGGCTAACCCGGTTAGCGCCCCAGATGTTAGCCCGTCCATTATGTCCTGCCCGCTTAGGCCTGCGCGCGTGGCGCCCGTTGTGGCTCCCTGCGCTATGGAACCAGCCAACTTCGCAGTCGTGCCCTCAAACAGACCGCTCGTGTAATCACCGGCGAAAGATCCTACCTTGCCGGCCACGTACGATATTGCCGCAGACTTTAGCGCGTCGGCCAAGCTCCCGCCCGCTGCAATAGTCTGGCCCGCCGATATAACCGGCAACAGCCACACCTGACCCGAGGCCACCGCCGCTATCTGCGCGATTGTCCCTATCGGATCCTTGATCGCCATTTTGATGGTGCCCTCGACGGCCTTGCCGACGGAGCTGATAACCTTACCCACGCCCTTGACGACGCTGGTCAAAACCTTGCCAACACCTGAGACGGCGCGCGTTATAGCCTTTCCGACACTACTAACAGCTTTACCAACGGCGCTCATCGTTTCTTTCTTTTTTTAGTGTGAGATTTTCGTGGTTTTGTGTGGTGTATTCCAAAGTCAATAACGGCCTGGTAAGATCCATCGTCCATCTCATATGCTCGGTAGCCCATGTTGGGACTCGGTGGGTTCCTGCCAATAATCTTGAACAGGTTCAGCAGTGTTGGATCGTCGAACTCTGTGACCAGCGCCGTGAAGCCCATCGACTTCGCGGCGGTTAAGAACATGAGGCTGTTGTTTACGTAGTTGTCTGGGGTGTCCGCGTTAAGCGCCCTGAACATCCCAAAGTGAGGCTTTGACTTATCTCGGTAGAGAACGAATATGGTGTTGCCGTTCCGTATCAGAGTAGCCCTTTGTGACTCATTTCTGGCCTCCGCGGCCAAGGACGCCTTGACCTGCTCCGCGCTGTACTCTCCGCCCGTGTTTAGCGCCGCGATCGAAATGATCTCGTCGTTGTCAAGCAGCTGCTGCTTTGAGTTTACGGTGCTCGCGTCCATTCTAAATCCACTTATGCAAAAACCGGGTATTTTTTACCCTAGTTAGTTGGCCCGTTAACCATAACCACGACCACTCGCACCCAATCCCGCCAGTCTTGAAACCCCTCAGGCCCCGGTATGCCGAACGAGTTAAACGTTGGCAGTAAGACCATCGCGTTAGCCACATCCCTCCAGTTTTCCTCGTCCACCTTGGGTAGGGGCTCCTGGCCGAAGTAGTGGAGCAGGTTACCGTTCCAGCCCTCCCAGGTCGCCTCCTCGGCGATGAAGGGTATGCTCTGCGTTATGGAGGGCACTAGGGCCTCTCGTCGCCCAGCTCGGCGGTGATAAGCACCCGGCCCATCTGGTAGGATCCGCCGGCTACGTTGGTTCCGAACTTGAGCCTGGTCTCCCGGTTCTCAATTCGCAGATCTACCTTGCCAGTGTCTGAGGTGAACGTGAACACCGGGGAGTTAACCTCCGTCGATTGCGCGAATGGCTTGCCTATAACCTCCAGCGTCATCTCACCGCTCTGAACAAAGTCCGGCTCTACACGTCTGAGGTGCAGGCGTCGGTTGATGCCCTTGAGCTCGTCCTGGGCGGGGTTACCGCCGACCCAGCTGATGTCGCACGTTGTGAAGTACGCCGGGATCGCGGTCTGGCCTGTCGGCTCAACCCTGTCCGTTCCTATCTCGTGCTGCCACATCGCGTAGCCGCTAGTCGTCGGGAATACCGAGTCTCCAACGCTCGGGTAAGGGCTGATAGCCTCGGTGACAGTGACGAGCGTTGAGTTTGACGCGGGGTCGTACACCACGGTGCTGATAAGGTACGAGGTGCCCGACGGTAGGTTTGTGAACTGTATGGTCTTGTTTGGCGAGTACTTGGGTGTCTGGTCGCCGTCCAGGTAGAACTGTGACGACGTCGGAGCCGGCTCGCCCGCGGGTGTGGCGATCGTAACGTCGGGCTGGCCCACGGTGAAGTCGTACTCCCAGCTGCACCATATGGGCGTTGGGAAAACCTCGGTCGTGTAACCGCAGCTCCTGTACGCGCCGGATGCTGACCCTGCGTCGTACCAGATCTTGTCCTTGACGTTGTAGATGATGGCGTCGTTGCACTCCGTGGATGTGCCTCGTGGATAAAAGAACCAGATCTCATTAAAGCGGGGAACCTTGGTCGCCCAGACCTTTTGGCGCTGCGCGAAGTTCAGGTTGTCGTACACCCAGTTTAGGTTCTTATCGTTTGGCAACACCTGAACGGAGCCGTTGTACATGTAGAAACGGTCAACGCCCATCCAAAAGTAAACCCCGTCCATCTCAACGACTGCGTTGGATGACATGATTGAGATCTGGCTAGAAATGATGTCGTACTTCCAGTACTGGTTCACGTCTCCGGTGAACGAGACACGTATCAAGCTGTCTGTCGCCCAGAACAATCCGGAGGGTGAATTGGTACCGCCACGGACCGGCATTCCCTTAACGATCTTACCCGCGGCCATGTTCACACGGTTGGCGAGTGGCCCGTTCCAGTTGTTCAAGCTCTGGTCCGCGTATATCGCGTCGACGTGATTGTTGGCGATAAGGCCATCAGATCCGTATATGAACAGGAACGGGTATAGCATCACGATTCCGCCGTCACAGGTCACCGGTGCGAATGTTGGGTTGTTTCCGGCGGTGTCCGCGAGCCCGTAAAAATTCCATGTTGCACCGGTGGGTAGTATGTCCCCAACGAGGACCTGCGTCGGGTTGTCCTCTACGATGTTTACAAGGTTCTGACCTGGGTGGGCGATCACCTTCATGCTCCCGCCCTGGGAGTCGTACTGCATGTCAAACTGCCACAGGTTCGCGGGGTTAGGGTCAAACTCTACGTTCGCGATCCACACCGTCGTTTGAGACGCGGGGATACTGGTTGGCGTTACGGTGACCGTAGTATTACCCGCCGAGAACACAGAACCAGACACGGTGTACTGGGTTGCGCCTGGTGTCTGGCTGAACACGACCTTTGTGCTAGCCGGAAACTTTGTTGTAAGGTCCCCCGTCACAACAAAGGTTGAACTTGTGTTAGATGTCACCGTTGTTTCGGCGTAGCCAACATTTATAACGGCCTTGCTGGGGCCTGTGCCCGCCGCGAATGATAGGCTCGTCGTGAACGCGTCGATTGTCTCCTCGGTGCCGGTGAATATAAAGTTCTGCCCGTTGTACGCGTTCGCTATGATGCCACGGGCGATCCCGTACTTGTCCAAGAACATGCGCGAGTAACCGCCGATCTTGCGCGGCGTACCACGCTGGAAACGGTTCCATAGCGCGTCCGTGCACTCGCGAGACTCAAACACCGTGCCGTCTCGTTTAACCCCGGGCGCAAGCCCGAGCGTGTAAACAACCGAGAGATTCTCGTCCGCCATTAGAACGTACCGCCGCTGATAAGGCCTGCCTTAACCTCACCCGTGAACGTTGTCTTTGGAGCCAATGGATTTGTATTGTCTACGACCATCATGTCCGTGCTACCCGCGGAGATTGCTGGCCTGCTAGTCGCCTTGAGGTACATGCCGGTGTTCGTGTCGTTTGAGAACGAGAAGGACGGTGCCGCGGTCGTACCGTTCACCGCGTAGTAGATGTAGATCCAGGCCTGTGTTAGCAGGAACGCGTTCGACCCGCTCGTGAGAATGATCGCCGACGATCCGTTGGCTATCGAGATCGCCGGCAGGGAGGTTCCAGTAACCTCTACGTTGATGTCGTACCCCGCCTGCCCCGTCTGGTTGCTGACGATGTACATCTGCGTGATCGCGGGCAGGACAACGTCCAGGTCAACGGTGCGGGTGCCCGACAGCGCGATGTACGTCTGGATGGTTGGCGCGTACGTTGTCAGATCCAGGGTATTGCCCACGATGCTGTCGACGTCGTACGTCGCCGCCGTGAAGGATACGTCTACCTGCCTTGGGAGGCCGACGGTGAAGAAGTTACCCGTGGCGAAGTCCATGATCACAACCGCGGAGTCCGAGGGGAACATGCTCAGGCTTGAGAGTCCGTTGATCGTCTTTGTCGCGGGGGGTGTTATAACCACAGACCCCGTGCCGCTGTTTCGAATGTTAACGAACCATCCGGTGTTCGCCGTTGCGGTGCTCGGCAGCGTGATCGTGCCAGCCCCACCAGTCCACACGTACGTCGCGGATCGGTTGTTCTCCGTTAGCGTGACGTTAATGGCTGTTTCTATTACCTGCGAGCCGGTAGCCAATCGGCCGAGGATGTCAACCAGTCCGTTGCCCACCAGTGTCGCTGCGTCGGCTGCAGATGTCCCCGCGCCGAATGTTACGTTCTCGTAGGTTCCGGCCTCGGTTGAGTTGTCTGAGAGGTACACGTAGCGTGACTCGCCCGCCAGGATCTCAATGGCCTGAAAGCCGTCGATGTCCTCGACGAAGAAGCTGTCAGCTCCCAGGTTACGGAAGAGAATATCCGTTCCGGTAGATCCCTGGTTACCCGGGGGCAACGTGACAACCCATCCGTCTGTGTCCGGCGTGCAGTCCATGATCCTCGCGGCCGCGACGGTGCCATCACCCGGCACGGTGTACGAGGGCCATGATAGCGTTACGTTAGACTCGATCGCTAGCGCGGTGTAGCTTACGTCTGTGGGTTGAACTACGGTCCCAGTAAACGGCGATGTAAATGTGGGCATTATTGTGGCTCCTGAACGGATGTGTTCCTGTCGACCCTACGGGCCGCGTCTTCTTTTGTTAGCGCGCTCATTGAGTTGTTGTAGAGCTGCGTCCAGATCTGTAGCTTGTCCGGGCTCTTCAAATAAGGCTGTGCCTGTAGCAGCGAACCAAACAAAAGAGCCTGCGGCGCCTCGCGCGTGATCAGATTCTCCTGGTTGTCGTCCGCAAGTGGTTGCACCCGGTTGTAATAAATAATCTCCACCGCGTATTCATCGTCTGGCACCGGCGCGAATGCCCAGTGGTTGTAGTCGTAGTCCGAGTAGTACTTGGGCTGTGCGCTTGGTAGTTCGTTCTGGGCCTGCGCGACATAGTCCTGCCCTCGCAAGAGAACTGGCTGGCCGTTGATCTTCATCGAGACCGTCTTCCTCCAGCGCGCCGGCTTCTCCAGGGTAGCACCCTGAGAGCCCGACAAGAGCGTTGTCTCCACGACAACCAACTCCCAGAGCGCCTTCACCTGCGCGGCGATCTCCTGCTCGGCTAGCATGATCATGCGAGGGATCTGCTCCACGAATGACTGATCGTCTCGCTCGGAGTACCTGATGATGTCCTGTATTAGTGTGTCGTATGTCAACACTGGTGCTGGCATGATTACCTCGTGTAGTAGGATACGTTGGGCGTCAGCATAACCGGGGACTTGTCTCTCTCCTCGGCCTCCGCCTGCGCCAGCCAATAGTTAGCCTGCCCGTCCAGGTACTGTATGCGCGCCATGTCAATGCCCGGCAGCTGCAGGGACATCTGGTGCGACAGCAACTTTTGAACCGCGGCTATCCAGCGGTTGGGTAGGTAGAGCTCGTTTGAGAGGTCTCCGACGTCCTGTATCTGCTTCTCGATGACGAGCTGGAACACCTGGAAGTCGTTGTTCGGGATAGGCCACAAATACATCTGCGGGTTGATCTGACGATCCATCCAGTACTGTAGCGATCGGTCGCTCTCAAATTGCTTGTTAGGTAAATTCCAGTAGTCGTCGCGGTTTAGACGCGCGAGTGGGATGTCCTGCTGCGTGTACGAGAACGACAGAGCCCTCAGCGAGAACGTTGTCGCGCCGGTGTTGCGGAGCCTGAAGTTGTAGTGGCCGGGGCTTGGCTCGACAGGGAAGTAGTACCACTCCCTGTCCGCTAGCGTGACCGTTGGTAGCGTGTAACGCAGCGTCCAGGTCACACCGTCCTCGCTCGTCTCGTAGACCAGGTTAAGCGTCTGCGCCCCGTACGAGTTAAAGCCCACCTGGAATATCCGCTGCTGGTTGCCGTAGTTGGCGCCGAACCAGTTGTTCAGGAGTGTCGACGTCCCGAACGTGTCCAGGTTGTTGTCGAACAGCGCGGGAGCTGTCGCGTTGGACGCGGGCAGGGCGCCTGAGATTTGTGGCGTGATGATGTACCGCCAGTTGGCCTCGCGAACGTCGACCGTTCCCTGTGGCAGGTTTATGATCGTCTGGTTCTTGATCGTGCCGGAAATGTAGTTCTCCAGCATCCACAGGTTAACGCCGCGGTTTGAGAGGTTCTGCAGGATGTAGAAGAGCGCGAGCTTGCCCGCGTCGATGTACTCCGGCGTCTGCTCCTCCGCCGCCTTCCCAGCCTCACGGAAGGCGAACTCGATCATCTGGGCGACGTTTACCTTGGTCTGGTTTGTGGTGCCCGAGTATGCCATCTCTTATCTCCCGCGTCCGCTCGTACGCATTGGTGCGCTCTGCTTTACGCGCGCTGGTAGGTTCTTCTTTGCGGGTCCTGCCGCGACGTACTCCTTGCCGACCTTCTTGGGGATTCCTAGAGTGCTCTTCCCCTCGGCTGCGGCGTACATCGCGCCAAGTTGCGCCTTTGACTTAATCGGCATCTTAGACCTTGCCACCAGAACAATACTGCCCGACGGCTTGCAATCCGCGCATCATGTTCATGCGCTCGTCGTCTGACATGGCGCCCATGCCAAGCTGTCCTACCAACCCAGGCTTATTCACCATGGCGCGCTCTGCGTCCGATACCGCGCCCATCCCG